CGCTACGGCGAAGAGCACAAGGAAATCTACGAAACCGAAACCTCCGAGCGTTCCTTCGAAGAAGAAACGAAGCTCTCTGGTTTCTCTGCCGCGCCGGTTAAGGCTGAAGGTTCTGCCATCAGCTACGACAATGCGCAGGAAGCGTGGACCGCTCGCTACAACCACGAAACCATTGCCCTGGGTTTCTCGCAGACCGAATAGGCCATCGAGGACAACCTGTACGAAAGCCTGTCTGCTCGTTACACCAAGGGTCTGGCTCGTGCCATGGCGTACACCAAGCAGGTCAAAGCTGCTGCTGTTCTGAACAACGGTTTCTCCGCCCAGTTTACTGGCGGCGACGGCGTTGCTCTGTTCAGCACTTCTCACCCGCTGGTCAACGGCGGCACCAACAGCAACACCCCGACCACCCAGGCCGACCTGAACGAAACGTCGTTGGAAAACGCCGTGATTCAGATCGCTGCTTGGACGGACGAGCGTGGCCTGCTGATTGCTGCTAAGCCCCGTAAGCTGATTGTTCCCCCGGCGCTGCAGTTCGTTGCGACCCGCCTGCTCCAAACCGAGCTGCGCGTTGGTACCAACAACAACGACATCAACGCCATCAAGAACAATGGCTCGATCCCGGAAGGCTACACCCAGAACCACTTCTTGACCGACACGAACGCCTGGTTCCTGACCACGGACGTTCCTAACGGCATGAAGCACTTTGTGCGTATGCCCCTGCAGAACAGCATGGACGGTGACTTTGACACCGGTAACGTGCGTTACAAGGCCCGCGAGCGTTATTCGTTCGGCTGGTCTGATCCGCTGGGTATCTTTGGTTCGTCAGGCTCGTACTGATAATCAAAATAGAAGAGGGGGCGCAAGCCCCCTTTTCTTTGCCTGCATTTCATGTATATTTGAGCATCTGGGTGATCACTTCTATCGACTGCCCCAGCAGACGATGCAACGACGGTAGAAGCACTTTTGCATAAGGAGTTCCAAAATGGGACGTTCGACTTTTGAAGGGCCGGTTCTTGTCGGCGACAATCGCTTTGGCCCCCTGCGTAACGTGGGCTATTCCCAACTGGTTCAGAACATTTCGATGGTGCTGACCAATACCACGGCTAACACTGCTAACTATGGCGGTTCGTCTGGTGTCTTTGTTGCCTCTAACGGCATCCCCAACTCTGTTGGTGTGGTGTACACGCCTGGCACGTCTACGTATGCCACGCAATCTATTACTGCTGACACTGCTTCGCTAATTTATCGCGGCGCGGTGTTTTATTTGCCTGTTGGCTGTGATCTGCAAGACATTTTGATCGACATGCAGGTTGTTCCGACTGTGGCTTCTGGCTCCGTGACTGGCGTGACGTGCTATGTTTCCAACAAGTTTGAAACGTCGTCTGCTGCTTACTACCAGACAGGTTCTTTGACCGCTGTTGGCCGCGCTGCTTTGTCAACGTTTACTGCGGCTCAGATGGGCAGTCAGCAATCGACTACCGCTGACGTTGTTCAAGCTGGCAACCAGCCGAACGTGTCCCAGGTTGTGGTGACTCTGGCAATTGCTGGCTCTACCATGACCACGTTGTCCGCCGGCACTTTTAACATTGCCCTGCGTTACACCACCCCCGATAACAACATCGGGAATACGACTACCTACCCATACGGTAACTTTGATTAAGTAATGGGGGCTTCGGCCCCCTTCTTTGAAGGAGCCTGTTATGGGTATGCAAACAGACGTCAAGTCAAATCACTTAAATAGTTCTGGGTCAGTTTATTCAGCTCGGACGCGTGTTAAGGGTATTGTGATTTGTGCATCTGCCAGCCTTTCTGGTACGTTGATACTTCGAGATGGCGGGTCATCTGGCACAAACATGATTGAACTCGACATCCCTTCTAACTCCAACCCAAACTCGTTTTATATGCAGATACCGGGTGAGGGAGTGCTGTTTGTCACCAACGTTTATGCGACGATGACAAACCTCGCCAGCATTACGGTGTTCTATGGCTAAGACCGCAGCATGGCAGCGCAAGGAAGGCAAGAACCCCAACGGCGGCTTGAACGCCAAGGGGCGGGCCTCCTACAACGCAGCCAATCCGGGCAAGCCCGGCTTGAAGGCCCCGCAGCCGGAAGGCGGCAAACGCCGCGACTCTTTCTGCGCCCGGATGACTGGCATGAAGAAAAAGCTGACCAGCGAGAAGACCGCGAAAGACCCAAACTCCCGGATTAACAAAAGCCTTCGGGCTTGGAAGTGTTGACATGGAAGACGCTAAAGACCATGCGCTAATGCGGCTTCACAAAAAGTTAAAGGCTGACTATCCTCTTCCATATGAAGCCGCACAGATGTATCCGCCAATTGGCTTCGCATCGGCAGCTATGGAAGCTGAAGATGCCATTCGGAATGGAAATAAAGAAGAGCTTTTGAAGGCTGCGTTATCTGCTGTTCCAGTTTTGGGAAGAGCAAAAATTGGAAACAGAATTGCAAGATCCGCAGAAGATGTAGTTGGATCTGGGTCTTTGTCCAATAAAGTCAAAACTGTTGTGAAAAAAGCGGGCGCTGGTGAAAATACGGCAGAAGCTGGAGAAGCGGGCTACGAACAGGGACAAAAAATGGGATTTAGAAAAGGCGGAAAAGTTTCTGCTTCCTCCCGTGCTGATGGAATTGCTCAACGTGGTAAAACCCGAGGAAAGATGCGCTGAAATGGCAGACATCGAACTGACTGACCGCGAACGCCTGATTGCCAAGGAAGCTGCGAAGCTGGCCCTTGAGGAACTCTCCAGCGAGTTCTATAAACGCGTGGGCAAAACAATTGTTGAGAAGATCCTGATTTGGATTGGCATGCTTGTCGTTGGCTATGTGTTTGGCAAGGGCTGGATCATCAAAGGTTAATATGCCTAGCACATCCAAGAAACAACACAACTTCATGGAAGCCGTGGCTCACAGCCCCGAGTTTGCCAAGAAGGCCGGAGTGCCCACCAGTGTGGGCAAAGACTTTGTCAACGCGGACAAGGGCCGCAAATTTTCAAAAGGTGGCATCATGGCTAAAAGTGACATGAAAGAGGACATGAAGGCGGACAAAAAGCAAGATGTCGCCTTGATCAAAAAAGCATTTAAGCAGCACGATATGCAAGAGCACAAGGGTAGCAAGGGCACGATGCTTAAGCTGGCCAAGGGCGGTTACACCCGTGCCGCTGACGGTGTTGCAACCAAAGGCAAGACCAAAGCTAAGCAGATCACGATGAAACGCGGCGGAATGTGCTAAGGAGATTGTTATGGACCCGAAAATGATGGACCGAATTCGTGAATTGGAAAAACAGCGTTCTGCTGGGAAATCAGTTCCTGAGCTGGATGCCCTGTACCAAAAGGTTGATCAACAGGAGCAGAAGGCTTACGACGCATATAGAAACCCGATGAAGCCTGCGTCTGCTCCCATGCCTGCTGCTATGCCGGCCTCGATGCCAGCTTCTGCGCCCAAAAAAATGGCCAAAGGTGGAACGGCATCGAGCCGAGCTGACGGCATAGCCCAGCGCGGGAAAACCCGTGGCACGATGGTGATGTGTGGCGGCGGAATGGCCCGCGGTCGATAAGGAGTAAATCATGGGACGTTTGAATAGACCCGCTCAACCTGGGTATGAATACCGGTCTCCCGGTCAAACCAACGCCAATGACTTGATTCCCAATTTGCGTGAAGACGTAATTGCATCGCAACGTGCAGACAATGAGCGGATGCGCCGAGCTTTTACTACTGACGAAACCCCTGCGCAAACAGAAGCGCGGCGTAATTCGCCTCGCGGAAATCTATCAACCCGAGATGCCGGTGGCCGATCAATAATCCGATCAGGAATCCGAGCTGGTGGTGCTGATATTGCACTGGGACTTGGCATGTTGGCTGGCGATAAACTCAACAAGCGTTATGGGATTAGCGACAAAATTGTTGACGCTGCAAGCCGTAATTCTCCGCGTGAGCAGGCTGTCGAGCGGATGTTAAAAGACGAAGACGACATCTCAATTGGGCGCAGAGTTGATGCGCAAATTGCAGCAGAAAAAGCTGCCAAAAAAGATGAGCCTGAGCCGGAATATCGTGGCGGCCCGCCCGCTTATAAAAAGGGCGGCAAGGTCACTGCTTCTCGCCGTGCAGATGGTATCGCCCAGCGGGGTAAAACCCGCGGAAAGATTTATTAATCATGATGTCCAGCCGCGGAATGGGCGCGATCATGCCCAGCAAAATGCCCAGCGGGAAACGCAAAGCTCGCCGGGATAACACCGATTTCACGCAATACGCCGAAGGCGGAGAGGTGGGGCTCTATGCAAATATCAATGCAAAGCGTAAAAGAATCGCTGCAGGGTCTGGCGAGAAAATGCGTAAGCCTGGCAGCAAAGGTGCGCCAACGTCTGACGCTTTTGTTCAATCAGCCAAAACCGCCCGAAAGTAAGTAATGGCTTGGGCAGACGTTCTTAAAGCGGTTATCCCCATCGTGGTCATGTGTTTGGCATGGCTGCTGGGACAAGTGAATTCGTTTTCTGAACGTCTGGTCAAACTGGAAGGGCAGATGCCTGCTTTGATTACCAAAGAAGGCGTTCCCACGGATTCCCCCCTGTCGGCCGAGGCGCGGCACAAGCTCAAAGAGCAGATCTACACCGACATCCATGCGCTGCAGGTCAAGGTTCAGCTCCTTGAAGAGCGCGAAAAGATGGCAAAACCCAAGTAACCGAAGGAAACAAAATGAACCGCGATACCGTCCTAATGTGCGCCCAAATGGCCGCAGCCAAACAGCAATCTGGCCTGGGTTACGTCGATCCCGCCATTCAGGCGCTGATTGATGAACTGACCGCAACCCAAGTGGAACAAGTTCCAGTGGAACAAGTTCCAGTTGCCGTGGAAGTAGTGGAGCCGGCTAGCGAGGCCTGATCATGACGACAACCGGGACGACCGCGTTTGATCTGCAGTTTCAAGAAATCGCCGAGGAGGCTTATGAGCGTTGCGGCGTTGAGATGCGTACTGGCTACCAGCTGCGCACCGCGCGCCGAAGCCTGAACCTGCTGACTATCGAATGGGCCAACCGGGGCATCAACCTGTGGACCATCGAGCAGGGTGAGATTGTGATGAACACGGGCCAGGTTTCGTATACCTTGCCGCTGGACACGATTGATTTGCTAGATCATGTTGTCCGCACTGGCACTGGCACGAATCAGATCGATATCAACATCACCCGGATTTCTGAGACAACGTATTCCCAGATTCCAAATAAGCTGGCTCAGGGTCGCCCGATCCAGGTTTGGGTGAACCGCCAGTCCGGGAACACCAACAGGACGGCCACTACCACGGTGGCGTCGACTGTGCTCTCGACAGACACTACGATCACCGTCACGAGCGTGGCCAACCTGGCTTCTTCCGGGTACGTCAAGATCGGCACCGAAATCATTGGGTATACCAACGTACTTGGTAACGTGTTGCAAAACTGCGTTCGAGGCCAGTCAAACACCACGGCTGCAGGTCATTCCGCGGGCGATCCTGTGTATGTGACCTACATCCCCAACATCAATGTCTGGCCGACGGCCAATGCTGGTGGTGGTTATACGTTTGTGTACTGGCGGATGCGTCGGTTGCAGGATGCTGGCAGCGGTATCCAAACCCAAGACGTACCATTCCGGCTGGTTCCGGCGCTCACGTCTGGCTTGGCGTACCACCTATCGATGAAGATCCCCGAGGCGGTGAACCGGGTGCAGATGCTCAAGCAGGTCTACGATGAGCAGTGGGACTGGGCATCGTCAGAGGACCGCGAAAAAGCCTCGCTGCGCCTGGCGCCGCGGCAGATGTTCTATTAATCATGGCCACCCAGTTTGCATCTGGCAAATACGCAATTGCGGAATGCGACCGATGTGGTCAGCGGTACAAGCTCAGCGAACTCAAAAAAGAGATCATTAAGACGAAGCTGTACCAGATCAAGGTCTGCCCGTCATGCTGGGATCCTGATCAGCCGCAGCTGTCGTTGGGCTTGTACCCGGTGCAAGACCCCCAGGCGGTGCGAGAACCGCGTCCAGACGTGTCGTACGTGACGGCTGGGGTGAACGTAGCGGGGGTGCCAACGGGAGGCTCCAGGGACACGCAATGGGGCTGGAACCCGGTTGGCGGGGCGCAGCAGTTTGATGCGGCACTGACTCCAAATTACTTGGTCGGTGCAGCAGAAGTTGGTACAGTTACAGTATCCTAAAAGGAGTTCATCATGGGTTACAAATCTGGCGCTGATGGCGTGGCCAAGCGCGGCAAAACGCAAGTGGATGTCATGGCCAATTACGGAAAAGACGTGACGCCCAAAACCGAAGGCAAGGGTGGCCGTATGTCCAACCTGAACAAAGCCATGAAGGCGGTTGGTCGCAATATGGCCCGTGCCAACAACCAAAAGCGCGGAGGCTGATATGGCCAAATTTAGCCAAAAGATGATGGGCAAAGAGGTTGGTTCTGCCACCGTTTATGCCCAGCCCCACGATATGTCGGGCAAGAAAATGACCAAAGCTCCTGGCGAGTTTGGGACAAACCCCGGTTATCCACCCAACGGCAGCAGGGCTGATACGCTGGATGTTTCTGTTGGCCACATCAGCAAGTCCGCTGGTAATGAGCCGATCAAGACCACCGGCATCAAAATGCGCGGCACGGGCGCGGCCACCAAAGGCGTGATGTCTCGCGGCCCGATGGCTTGAGGGTTTAGTTATGGCGCTGACCTACAGTCAACTTGTCACTGCTGTTCAGGACTATTGTGAGAACACGTTTCCCACAACAGACATGAACACGATGATCAGGGTAGCCGAGCAGAACATTTACAACTCTGTTCAGCTGGCAAACCTGCGTCGGAACATGACTGGCACGTTGTCTGTTGGGAACCAATACCTGTCGTCGCCTGGTGACTTCCTATCGGTGTATTCGTTGGCGGTGATTGATACGGATGGTTCGTACACGTACCTACTGAACAAGGACGTGAACTTCATTCGTGAGGCATATCCAAACCCAACGACCGATACGGGAAAACCCCAGCATTACGCCATCTTTGGCCCGACAACCAATGGCGCGACGATTACGAATGAGTTGTCGTTTATTCTTGGCCCGGTGCCGGATGCAGCGTACGGGGTAGAGTTGCACTTCTACTATTACCCCGAATCGATTGTCACGGCGACCACAACCTGGCTGGGCGATAACTTCGAGTCGGCATTGCTTAACGGAACGTTGGTTGAGGCTATCCGATTCATGAAGGGCGAGCCAGACCTGGTGAAGTTCTATCAAGAGGAATACGCCAAGTCGATGATCCTCCTGAAGAACCTGGGCGACGGCAAGCAACGCATGGATGCTTACCGCGATGGGCAAGTTAGGAACCCCGTCGTATGAGCATTGTCCAGACCCAGACCACCAGCTTCAAGGCGGAGCTGTACCAGGCTGTCCACAATTTGCTGACGGACACGATCAAAATCGCGCTGTTCACGGCAAACGCAAACTTGAACGCCGATACCCTGGCCTACAGCACGACCAACGAAGTTACTGGTACTGGATACACCGCGGGCGGAATCCAGCTCACTGGGGTTACTGTGAACTCCAGCGGGTACACCGCATACGTCAACTTCAACAACGCGAGCTTTAACGCTGCGGTGACGGCCAGGTGTGCGTTGATTTACAACGCCAGCAAGTCCAACAAATCAATTGCAGTTTTGGACTTTGGGTCTGACAAAACGTCGACCAGTTTTAAAATTACAATGCCCGCAAACTCTGCCACTACGGCACTTATTCGCACATCCTAAGGAGCGACCATGTCTCACGAAATTGCCAAAGCCTCCGACGCCGTTTCTGGCGGCCTGGTCGCTGGTACCCGCCACACCGAAACTGCCAAGGCCACGGGCCGTTTCACCCTTGAATGCTACGACAAGGATGGCGTCCTAAAGTGGTCCGCCGAAGAGAGCAACCTTGTGGTAAACGTCGGTCTCCAATACATGGCTGGTGTTGCTCTGACCAGCACTACGCAGATCACCACTTGGTACGTCGGTCTGTATGGCGCTGGTGCTTCTAACAATCCGGCGGCTACCGATACATTGGCTTCCCACGCTGGTTGGACTGAAATTACCCCGTACTCGGGCAACCGCCCGTCGATCACGTTCGTCGCCGCGACAAACGCCAACCCCTCGGTGGTAACCAACAGTTCGCCTGTGGCTTACTCGATCACTTCTACGGCCACGGTTGGCGGTGCGTTCCTGTGCTCTGCTGCTACTGGCAGTTCGGGCACCTTGTTCTCTGCTGCTGACTTCCAGTCCCCCGGCGATAGAAGTGTAGTCTCCGGTGATACACTTAATGTCACGTACACCTTCTCGCTGGCTGGTTGATGAGGGCTGGGCATGGTCAAGATCGACTTCGAGTTTGACTCCCAGTACGGCGTCTTTCGGGACGCCCTTCACTTGCCCGAGGATCACGGGCTGAGTGACGAAGAAATCCAAGCGCTCAAGCAACAGCGCTTCGACAACTGGCTTGCCATCGTAACCGCACCCCCAGAAGAGCTGCCTCCGGTAGAATCGCCCCCTGAACCGGGGGTGTAAATGGCTGATAGATTCTGGGTCGGAGGCTCTGGCAACTGGTCCTCTACGACTAAATGGTCCACTACGTCTGGTGGTGGGACGGGCGCATCTGTCCCAACGTCGGCAGATGACGCCATTTTTGACGCAAACTCCGGCGGTAAATTTACTGCCACGGTAGATACCGCACAGTCAGTTAACTCCCTGAGGATCACCCCCAGCGCTGGCGCTGGATTGCTTCAAATTGCTCTTACAGCGTCCCTGACCACAGGGAATCTGACAACAACAGGCACTGCTGGCAATAACCGCATTTTCTTCACCAGCACAACGTATGGGCTTGCCGTTGATTTCATTGTCAACGGGACAGTCAGCATATCCGACTGTGATTTTCGGGGTGTCTATGTCCGGGGCACCTCTGCCCCCATCAGCGGCACACGAATTGGCAACCGTGGCGAGTGCAGGAACATCACGTTCAGTACGCCAAAGACGGTGTATTGGAACTTGGCAGGCGCTCAGAACTGGAGTGCCAACGGATGGGCAACAACTTCTACCGGAACGCCGTCTACAGACAACTTTCCGTTGCCACAGGACACGGCCACGTTTACCAACGCTGGCTCGGTGACGGGGACAATTTCGTTGAATAACGCCATTTTATATGTTCCTAATGTAGATATGTCAGGTCGCACCTCGGCCATGACTTTGGCGCTTTCAAACTCTACAACGGTTTACGGAAACTGGACTAACGGCTCTGGAACGACGATTACATTGGTTAGTGCGCTTACTTTTTCTGGTGGCGGTACCCAGACTATTACCAGCGCAGGCAAGACATTTGGCAGCATTACCGTTGATACCTACGGCGGCACGGTACAGCTTGCTGATGCGTTGAGCATTGGTACACAGACGCTAACAGTTACAAACGGCACGTTTAGCACACAAGGGTACTCGGTAACTGCGTCAGCAATTTCTTCCAGCAATACCAACGTACGAACAATCAGTCTCGGCGCAAGTACTATATCCTTGTCTACTGCTACTGGGCTTGGTTTTACAACAGTAACAAACTTGACGTTTAATGCTGGAACTTCACAGATTAATTTAACGTACAGCCTTAGCGGTAGTGCAACAGCAAACCTTGGCGGACTTACTTATAATAATGTAACATTTACAAATACAACTGCTTCACTTCTTACATTAAATATTGGCGGCCAAAATACATTTAATAATTTAACACTAGTTTGTACGGCGGCTAGTGATTACATACAGTTTTTTACGTTTGCTGTACAGCAAACAGTTACTGGGACTTTGACTTGCGCTGGGTCATCGGCGGTGCAACGTATCTTTTTGCAATCCACCAGCATTGGCACTTCGCGCACTTTAAGTGTCGGCACCCTTTCCGCTACGGACTGCGACTTCCAAGACATCAACCTTACTGGTGCTGCATCAGGCTCGGCTCCAACTCGTGCAGGGAACTGCGGCGGAAACTCTGGCCTCTCATTCAGTACAAAAACAGTTTATTGGAACTTGGGAGGGGCACTCCAGCAATCATGGGCCAGCGTTACCACCCCCGGTTGGGCTTCCTCTTCAGGCGGGACTCCGGCAGTAAACAATTTTCCTTTAGCGCAAGATACCGCTATTTTTGATAATACAGGGGCAATGCCTTCAGGTTCAAATGCCGTTGCTGTATCAAGGGCGTTTAACCTTGGAACGCTCGATGCTTCTACTAGAACATCTGCTGGTAATTTGCAGTTTACTAATGGCCCTTTTGTATATAACGATCTAAAGTTAGGAACCGGTATATCTATTACGGTTACTGGTTCAGGCGCCTCATTAACATTTGCTGGTTCTGCCACGCAGACAATAACAAGTAACGGTGTTCAGTTTGGATGCGATGTCACAGTTAACCATCCAAGTGCCAACGTCCAGCTTGCGGATGCTCTGTCATTGCATCCACTTTGCACTTTAATTCTTACGTCGGGTACGTTTAATGCCGTCACTTACAACGTGACAGCGGGGGCATTTTCAAACGGGTCAGTCAATAACACTTTAAGGATGGGGTCTGGCACATGGACGATGTCTTTGTCTGGTGGAGGCACTGTTTGGGCCTGCACTGCTGCACCAGTGCTTATTGCGGGAACATCTACTATTGTTCTTTCTGACACATCCACCAACGCAAGAACATTTGATGGGGGTGGGCTGTACTACAACAAACTGACGATTGGCGGCGCAACGGGTATATCTACCACAACCATTACCGGGAATAACACATTTGCCGAAATTGCATCTACAAAAACCGTAGCGCACACCATTGCGTTTGGCACAACCGTACAGACATTTGGCAAGTGGTCCGTTACGGGAACGGTTGGTAACGTGGTCACGGTAACCGGCACAAGCACCACAAACGTCATTGCCGGGCCACGAGTTTCTGGTGTTGACTACTTGGCAATGGGCACGATTGGCTTTAGCACCACAAGCCCGGGTGAGTTTTATGCTGGTGCTAACTCGACTGGTACTGGAGCGGGCGTAATCCTGACGGCTGCCCCTGCCGCACGGACTCTTTACTGGCGCGGCGGCACGGGCAACTGGTCAGACACAACCAAGTGGGATACGGTTTCTGGGGGGACCGGCCCGGCGGCTATCCCGACATCGGCAGACGCAGTCAATTTCAACTCTGCCTCTAACGCTACGCTATATACCGCCACCATTGACGCAGGCGTGACGATTGCCCGCTGTGCATCGTTCACCATGGCTGGCCCCGCTTCCGGCAACGTGACCTTTGCTGGTACTGTGCCGATTGCCTTCCACGGCAATGTCAGCTTTGCAGCTACCGGCATCACCCGAACGTACACGGGTGCAATGAGTTGGGCCGGGGGTTCTAGCTATACGTTCAACACCAACGGGTTGACACTGGCTTCTGCCTGTACGGTTATAGGCGTTGGTTCAACGTGGACACTTGGATTTGATTTAAGCACAAGCTCCATGACGGTAACGTATGGAACCTTTAGCACGTCCGCATCCAACTATACATTTACATCCGGTGGAACTTTTTCGAGTAGCAATTCAAACGTAAGATCAATTTCTTTAAATAATTCTACATTGAACTTATCAGCAGTATCCACTACTGCCGTTACTTTAACTAACACTGCTAATTTAACGTGGAATGCTGGAAACTCTCAAATTAATTTGAGCGCTAACTCAAGCGGTATTTCTTCTGGCGGTTTGACATTTTATAATGTCAGT